ATGAAAACCGATACGAGCAAAAAAGTAAACGAACAAGAAGAAGTTAAAAAGGTTGTAGCAATTTATCCAGGTAGATTTCAACCATTTGGCCCACACCACAAAAAAGTATACGATGCTTTATCAAAACAATTTGATGAGGTTTATATTACTACATCAGCAATACAACAAATGCCAAGACACCCACTCAATTTCAATGAAAAGAAAAAACATATGGTTAAAATGGGGATACCAAGTAGTCGTATCGTACGAGAGAAAAGTCCTTATGTAGCAATCAATGCAGTAAAGAAACTTTCAAAAGATACAGCGGTAGTTTATGCAGTTGGACAAAAAGATAAACAAAGAATTCCAACAGGTAAAAAGAAGTCAGGTGGGTTAACTTACTTTCAAGACTTCAAGAAAAATTTAAAAAATTTAAAAGGACACGAAACACACGGATATATTTTTATAGCACCACACCAAAAAGTTAGTGGTGTATCAAGTGGAACAGAGATAAGAAATTTATTAGGTAGTCCGAAAGTTGATGATAAGAAAAGGGAAAAAATATTCAAACAAACATTTGGATACTTTGATAAATCAACTTATGAAACAATGACTTCAAGATTTGGTAAGTTATTTGAATTTGTTCAACAACCAGAAGTAAAAAAGATTATAAAAGAAGTTAGTGGTTTTGGAACAAGTGTAAACGCAAGTGATATGTCAGATGAGGGTATGTATGATTTCTTTGGTTCATTGGATGACTACTTTAGAGTATCACCAGAACACGCAGAAATATTAGGTTGGGAAGTTATAGGATTTCCAATCAAAGATTCAATGGATATGGCATTTACGATTGAAGCAGATGACTATGAACAAGATAGAGCAAAAACCGTAACATACGGAAAGACTATAAATCAAACAAGAAAAAATACAGATAGTGTTGATAATCCATTTCCAAAATATAAAGAAAGAATGATACAGAATTTGAGTAGTTTGAATTGGGAAATCATTAAGTTCTTCGGAGAAGAAAGTGTATTGGGCGGATTTATAGAAGACAATGATTTAACACCTGAAAAAGAAACACCATTAGTAGATAAAGACGATATTAAAAAACTTGAAAAAGATTCGGAAAAGGGTATTGCACATATTAAGAATAAATTAAGTGAAAGTTTTGTAAAAGATGTGAAAAAAACTTTTTTAACTGAAGGTGGAGCATATGGACATATGAATCATCCATTTGATGATAATAATTTGCTCTTTTCAGACTTGAAGAACATAGTTATTATAGGTTTAGAAGGAAAGCTAAATCGAGAAGATAAGGTTTCTGAAAAACTTGACGGACAAAACCTAATGATAAGTTGGGTTAATGGAAAGTTAAAAGCAGCACGAAATAATGGACACATTAAAAATCGTGGTGCAAGTGCATTAGACGCTAAAGGAATGGCAAGTAAATTCGCTGGACGAGGACAAATCAAGAAAGCATTTTACGGAGCTATGGTAGATTTAGAAAAAGCAATAGGTTCGTTATCCAACGCACAACAAGAAAAGGTGTTCGGTAATGGAACTAAATGGATGAATTTAGAGGTTATATATCCACAGACAGCAAACATAATTGACTATGATGTTGCAGAAATAGTATTTCACGGAGCATTAGAATATAATGAAAGTGGCAAACCAATTGGACAAGCAAAAGATAGTGCAAGAATGTTACAAGGTATGATTAAACAAGTAAATCAAAATATACAGAAAACATTTAAAATTTCAAGACCTAATTTTTTAACTATCCCTAAATCTCAAAACTTCGGTAAATTAAAGAGTCAGTTTTTAGGACAACTAAATAAATTACAAAAAAGATACAACTTAAAAGATAGTGATAGATTAGGTATGTATCACGAATCATTTTGGAAAGAATATGTATTCAACGCAGCAAAACAATTTAAGGTTAATTTGAAATCAGACCAATTTATTAAGTTGGTTAATCGTTGGGCATACTTTGATAAGACTTATAAAATACCACAAATAAGAAAAGACTTTAAATCAAAACCACAATTTTTAAATTGGATATTAGATACGGACAAAAAAAATCATATGAGTATCTGGAAAGAAAATATAAAACCATTTGAAATACTATTTTTTAAAGTGGGAGCAGAAATATTAAAAAACATACAAGGGTTTTTAGCAGTATCACCCGATAAAGCAACACAAAAAATTAGACAAGATGTTATCAGTGCGATGAACGATTTAAGAAAATCTGGTAATATAGAAAAATTACAAAAACTAAAAATACAAATAGAAAAATTAGAAGCTATCGGTGGATTAAATGCAATTGTCCCGAGTGAAGGCTTGGTTTTCAAATATAAAGGAAACCTATACAAATTCACAGGAGCATTTGCACCAATCAATCAAATACTCGGTAGTCTAAAATTTTAAGGAGTTATAATGGCAGGTAGGTCAAAAGAAGCAGAAAGAGAAAATAAAGCATTAAGTGCTATTTTAAAAGGACAAGATGTAGAAAAAAGGTCAATGGTTGGATATACACCTGAAGCAGAAAAAGACTTAGGTGGTGAAACGAGAAAATCAGAATTAACTGATATTATGTCAGAAGTTAGAATGCCCTGGTTTTGTCCAGATTGTAAAAAAACAATGAAGAAAAAACTTGACGATAAGTTTTGGAGATTGATGGGACATTGTTTTGATTGTCAAATAAAATTTGAAAATAACTTGAGAATGAAAGATTATTCTGAATATGAAAAATATTCAAGGGAAAAAGTTCTTAAAAACCAAAAAGCACAACTAAAAGACTTGGAACAAAGTATTGATGACTTTGAAAAAACAGGTGGTAAAAAGAGTTGGTATAATAATGTAGGTGTAAATACACCAATGTTAGAAGAAGACAAGTGGGAAATGGGTGAAAAAGAATTTGATAAGACAATTGAAGAAGCAAGAGATTTTATTAGAAGTAATAAAGACAAAGTAGAAGAAGCACAAAAACAACTAACGGGAGTAAAATGATGAAATTCATACAAATGATACTTAACTTATTCTTTGGTGGTAACCAAAAGAAAGAAGTCAAAGAACTTGATAAAGCAATCAAAGTTAAAGACAACGAAGTTAAAGAACTTGAAAAAGAAGTAAAAGTTCTTGAATCAAAGAAGAGAGTTAACAAAAAAGAAGTAGCAAAACTTAAAAGAAAAGTAACTACTACTAAAAAACAACTAGAAAAAGCATCAGAAGCAGTAAAAGAAGATAATGCTGATGACGCAGTAAAATTTTTGAAGAAGTTTTCTAAATAGTATATATTTATATATATGAGATATATTATATACATACTATTCGCAGGACTCTTGTTTGCACAAGATATCCAAGAACCTAAGACTTATTCTTTCACGGAAGACCAAGTATTAGGATTTACTAATACCATTAAAGAATTAGAACTAAAAGATAGCTTAAATGTATCGTTAGTTTCTGATTATGAGATAATGGTAAAGAGATTGGAATCAAATGCAGCAATAGATTCTATGTTAATAGAGAACAAAACCGTACAAATCAATCTACTTAAAGAACAGACTGACCTTTTAAATCAAAAAGTAAAACTTGTTAGACCTAAATGGTATGAAAACAAGTGGTTATACTTTACATTTGGAGTGATGGCTACTGCAGGTTCAGTTAAACTTGCAGGTCAGATAGTAGATTAATGGTACAACCGATAAAAGAAGTAATTAAATCGGAATATATAAAGTGTGCACAAGACCCAGCATACTTTATGAAGAAATATTGTTTAATTCAACACCCGATAAAAGGCAAGATACCTTTTGACTTGTATGAATTTCAAGAAAAGACCGTAAGTGAATTTCAAAAGGAACGATTTAATATTATTTTGAAAGCTCGTCAGTTGGGTATTTCAACATTATCAGCTGGATATAGTTTGTGGATGATGACATTTCAACAAGATAAGAATATCTTGGTTATCGCTACAAAACAAGAAGTAGCAAAAAACTTGGTAACGAAAGTTCGTGTTATGCACGCAAATCTACCGAGTTGGTTGAAACAAAGATGTGTGGAAGATAACAAATTGAATTTGAGATATCGTAATGGTTCTCAAATCAAGGCAGTATCATCAGGTCCAGAAGCCGCTCGTTCAGAAGCTCTATCATTATTGATATTGGACGAGGCAGCATTTATTGATAAGATTGATGATATATGGACAGCAGCACAATCTACCTTAACTACTGGTGGTCAATGTATTGCATTGTCAACACCAAATGGTGTGGGTAATTGGTTCCACAAAACTTGGGTAGAAGCTGAAGAAGGTAGAGGTATGTTCAACTTTGTCAAACTTCATTGGTCAGCTCATCCAGATAGAGAGCAAGATTGGAGAAATGAACAAGATGTTTTACTTGGGCCAGCAAGTGCGGCACAAGAGTGTGATTGTGACTTTTTAACTTCTGGTACTTCAGTAATTGACGCAACACTATTGGATAATTTAAGAACACGATGTGTTCAAGACCCAATGGAAAAACGAGGTGTTGATAGTAATTGTTGGGTTTGGGAACCACCAAACTACTCAAAAAGCTATGTAGTTAGTGCTGATGTAGGTAGAGGTGATAGTGCAGACTATTCTGCTTTCCACGTTATTGATGTGGATAACTTAGAACAAGTAGCAGAGTATAAAGGTAAAATAAATACCAAAGATTTTGGAAATATGTTGGTAAGTATAGCAACAGAATATAATGATGCGATACTTATTATAGAAAACAATAACATTGGTTGGGCAACCATCCAACAAGTAATAGATAGGGATTATCCTAATCTATTTTATACAAGTAAAGACTTACAATATGTTGATGTTCAACACCAAATGAACAATAGAATCAACAGACAAGAAAGAAATATGGTGGCGGGTTTTTCAACGACTTCTAAGACCAGACCACTAATTATTAGTAAGTTAGAAGAATTTTTTAGAGAAGAAAGTGTAGTGGTTCGTTCCAATCGTTTGATTGATGAATTATTGACTTTCGTCTATATAAATAATAGAGCAGAAGCTATGAGAGGATATAACGACGATTTAGTTATGTCTTTCGCTATTGCTTTATGGGTTCGTGATACAGCATTAAGATTACGAACTGAGGGAGTAGAGTTAACAAAAAAGACATTATCCAAAATGATGGATAATGAGGGTTTGTACACACCTAACGACAATCAAAATGATAGTTGGGAGTGGGAACCTGGAAAAGATAAAGACAAAGAGTCATTGGAATGGCTCTTATAAAGTGAGGTAAAAATGGCAGATACAACATTATTTGGAAGACTACAACGATTATTTAGTACAAATGTAATCGTAAGAAATGTAGGTGGTAAAAAATTAAAGATAGCCGACACAGACCAAATACAACATCAAGTCAAGAGTCATCTTGTCGACAGATATTCTAAATTACATACTAATTTAGATTTAGCAGGAACAGGATACTCGACCATACATCAGGTTATGGCAGCAAGGTTGGGATTATTTAAAGACTATGAATCAATGGATTCAGACCCAATCATATCAAGTGCATTGGATATATATTCCGATGAATCAACTATGAAATCCGAATACGGACAAGTTGTAAATATTAAGACAGACAACAACAATATTAAAGAAATTTTAAATAACTTATTTTATGATATTATGAACATCGAGTTCAACTTATGGCCGTGGGTTCGTAATATGGTAAAGTATGGTGATTTTTATTTATATTTAGACATTAGTGATAAATACGGAATTACAAATATAGTTCCTTTATCACCATATGAAGTTGTAAGAGCAGAAGGAGAAGACCCAGAGAATCCTTATTATACGAAGTTCTATTTGGAGTCAATCGAGGGGGCACATCCATATTTTGGTCAGAGAACAGCAAATTCTAAAAATAAAATAGAATTTGAAAACTTTCAAGTTGCTCACTTCAGATTAGCAAGTGATAGTAATTTCTTACCTTATGGTAAGTCAATGATTGAATCAACAAGAAAAGTTTGGAAACAATTAACTTTAATGGAAGACGCTAT